GGGCATAGGCGGCGCACTTGGCCTTAGTGATGACATGCGTGACCGACTAAAGATGGGTCTATTGCTTGGCTCTGATCCACGTGCATTTGCGCCTATGGTTGCGGGGATACAGGCGCGCGGTAAAGAGCGTAGGGCTGAGGCTAAAGAGCTAAAGAGTAGAAACAAAAGTTTAGACTATTTAACGAAAAAAGCTGATGCGGGAGATGACCTTGCCGCGCAATATTTAGGCGTCATATCGACGGGGGCTATAGATGCTGGTTCTGGCTTAGCCTCTTATTTAAAAGCCTCAACAGCTACTGACAGTTCCTCTTCTGCGTTTGGGGAAAAGTTTAATATTTACAAGAAAGCCATGCCAGATGCGTCCGACATGCAAATTCTTGAAAAGATGAACGAAAAAGACTTACCTGCAACATTTGAGGCGCTGGATATGACTGCGCGTGCGGCAGGATTTAAGCCAAAAACTGAGGGTGGCGATGGTCAATATGAAGAATTTATGGCTGGTCAAGGCGCAGGGTTTAAGAGGGCGGCGCAGAACCTTGCGGACATGAATTTTGAGCAACTGCAGGAATACACTAAGACGCTTGGAAAAGCGGATCGCACGACAAAACTTATAGACCAGATTAAATCTAGCCAATATTTAGATGGCGTCCTTGGTCGAGTTGAGGGCAAGATACCAGTCTCATCTTGGCTGAGCTTGGGCGTATTTGACCAAGATGAAACGGACTTGATCCAGTTGATTGATAACTTGGAAAACAGTGTTTTCTTGGAGGCATTCCAAGAGCTTAAAGGCGGTGGTCAGATTACTGAGCTAGAAGGTGAAAAGGCGCAAAGAGCTATTGTCAATTTAAACAGAGATCGCAGCAAAAAGGCGTTCCTAGACGCCCTTGATACGCTACAAGGTGTAATTGATGCTGGTGTTGGTAGGGCGAAAAGAGGTGTGTCTGTCAACAACCCTTACACCAAAGATTTGGTTGTCGGCGGGAATGGTGGGGGCGCTAAGCCAGCAGCTTCTGATGATCAGGGTGCAACAAGCCAACCTGTAGTTATTGACGGATACAGCATTGTTAAGGTGGAGTAGTGATTGATGGCAACTTTTGAGATCACTGCCCCTAGTGGTGATAAATACCGCATCACAGGCGAGACCGCAGAGGGCGCTTACGCTGCACTTATGAAAATGCTAGGTGCGCCTGCGGCAGCAGAGGAAAAGCCATCACTAAAACTAGGCTCTTTACGAGAGAATATCATTGGTGATGGTGAGGTTGATACTGTTGGCGAATATATAGGCGAAGCTATACAGTCCGCTGGGGCTGGGATGTTGCGTGGCATACGAGGGGCGCTTGAGCTGCCTGAGATGGCGGGGAGGCTTGGTGTCCGCGCTGGGCAGGCTGCTCTTGGAACTGAAGCCAGAACGCCTATACTTGACACCGCAACGGGTAGAGCGCTGACATCTGGGTACGAAGCCGCTGCATCGGCTATTGGTGCTGATCCTAGCGGTATAGAATACAAAAGCCCAACAACCTTAGGTCAGTTTGCTGGTACAATCGGAGAATTTGGCGGAGGGGGCTTAGGTCTTGGCGCTGCTGCAAAGGGTCTTGCAAGGGCCGCGGGCGGGCAGGCCACAAGGGTCGGGCGCGGCGCGGATGTTCTCGCTAAGTCCAGCCTAGGGCCAAGTTTGGAGAGAACCGCAATTACGGCGGGGGTTGGTAGTGAATTAGCTGGTCAGGCCACAGAGGGAACAGTGGTAGAGCCTGCGGCGAGGTTAGTTGGGGCTTTTTTGGCTCCTGCGGCGGTATCTGGTATTAAGAATAAAACTGTTCAGGCTTTTCAGAAAAAAACCACAGACATGCCCGCGCTTGATGTTCAGAGGGCATCAAAGGATGCTGCGTACAAGGCGTTTGAGGGGGCTGGGGGCAAGGTTAGTGTTAATATGGACGATGTAGCTGCAGGCTTTGATCGGCTGGTGGAGAACGACGATATGTTTATCGCGTATTCCCGCGACGCCGCTGGAAGCGAGCATGTCAAGGCCGCGCTGGACGCGATACAAAAGCACGCTGGTAAGGAGTTTAACTTGGCGCAGTTGGATAAGTTGCGCTCTGGCATGGGTAGTATCTACAAGCAAAGTGGATTTGACCCAAGAGTTCGCTTTTTACGCGATAAGCTGGATGACATAATAGACCGCGCCCCAGTTACCGCTGATGGAGATGCGTCTGCCTTATTGAAGGTTGCGAGGGCTGAAAATAGAAAATACCGCAAAATAGAGGCGTTTGATGAGGAGATGCTTAAAGCAGAATTAGGCGCAGCATCAAGTGGCTCTGGCGGCAATATCGTGAATAGCTATCGCCGCGCAGTAAAGAGTATTCTTACAAGCAAGAACAAGCGTGCAAAATTTGACCCAGACGAATTAGAAATCATGCAAAAGTTTGTTGAAGGCTCTATGGGTGAAAACTTTATGAGACTTGTTGGTAAATTGTCGCCTTCTGGCAATGGCCTAATGGCGGCATTAAATCTAGGCGCTATAGTCAATGACCCTCGCATGGCTGCTGCCACTGTTGCTGGCATGACTGCAAAGTCAAGAGCCGACAAGAGGGCAGTTCAATCTGTTGAGGGCATTAGGGACATGATAATATCTGGCGTTAAGCCAAGTCAGAGAAAAGACATTGATCAGGATATTCGCGTCCTATTGGGTCTAACGCCACAAATACCGCAGGAGCAATAACATGCAGCCAGAAGCAAAAGATAAACGCGAGATCGAAGGTATCGTTCAGGACGCGATGGCGCAGGCTGTAGACTTTGTTGAGAGCTTACTTTGACGGTGAAACTGACATTGGATACGAAGATGGGCGCAGCAAGGTTGTAGCGACAAAGGTACGTGATACCGTACGCTCTGTGAAGCCAAGCATCATGCGCGTATTCATGTCCACATCTAAGCCTGTTGAGTTTTTGCCAAAGGGTCCAGAGGATGTTGCAGCGGCAGAACAAGCGACACAGTATATTCACTATGTTTTCACCAAGAATGACGGGTATCGTGTTCTTAACGATGCGATCCACGATGCGCTTATTAAGAAAGTTGGCGTTGTTAAAGCGTACTGGGAAAGCTGGGAAAACGCTGAGATTTTCACATACGACAACCTGACTGATCAAGAATACATGATGCTGGCCTCTGATGACACAGTGGACATTCTTGAACATAGCATGGAAATGTCTATGCGTATGGATGAGATGGGCATGGAGGTCGAAGAGCCTAGCCATAGCATGAAGATCAGCAAGCGCACGCCAGACGGTCAGATGCGCTTAGAAAGCGTGCCGCCAGAAGAGTTCTTTGTAAACTCACAAGCTAAGACGCTCAAAGACGCAACTATCGTTGCGCACCGCACAGAGATGACTGTGGGTGATTTGGTAGAGATGGGCTTTGACTTTGAAGATGTATATGACCTTGATGGACTGTATGGTGCGTCAGACATCTCAGAGACTGAGGGCTTTGAGCGCAGAGGTTACTCAAACGATGACTATGATGACGAGCCTGCTGACCCAGCAATGCGCTTAGTCGCAGTCACAGAAGCCTACATGAAGATTGACGTGGATGGCACTGGCGTACCTGTCCTGCATCGCTTCATCTGCGGCGGCACAAACTATAAGCTGCTAGACTTTGAGCCTTGGGATGAGGTTCCATTTGCTGCGTTTGAGGTTGACCCAGAGCCACACACATTCTTTGGTCGCTCTCTTGCAGAAATCATCATGGATGACCAAGACGCAGCAACATCAGTATTGCGCGGCATCCTTGATAACGTAGCCATGACAAACAACCCACGCATTGGTGTTGTTGATGGCGCAGTTAATATTGACGATGTGCTAAACAATGAGATCGGTGCAATCGTGCGTATGCGTCAAGCTGGCGCAATCCAAGACTTGGCTGTACCGTTCCACGCGGGCCAAACACTTGGTGCGCTGACATATCTTGATCAGCTTGCTGAGAATAAGACAGGTGTTTCACGTGCATCAATGGGGCTAGACCCAGATGCGATGCAGTCAACCACACGCGCAGCCGTGCAGAACACAATTCAGCAACAGGCGGGTCAGATAGAGGTCATGGTGCGCAACCTTGCAGATGGCATGAAAGCGCTATTTGGCATCATGCTGCGAGCTGCAATCAAAAACACTGACGAAGAGCAGGCCATGCGTGTGAACGGTCAGTTTGTGCAGGTAGACCCGCGCGTCTGGCGTTCTGACATGGACATCGGTATCAACGTAGGCTTGGGTACAGGCCGCGAAGAAGAAAAGATGATGGCCCTGCAGCAAGCATTCCAAGTTCAGCAGCAGATTTACACAACTTACGGCCCATTCAACGGCATGGTTAGCTTGACTAACATCCGCAATACACTTGC